GTAGTTTTGGCATTCAGGGCCAGGATGGGCGAGGCGAAACTGGTTTCCAAGGTTTTCAAGGTATTACTGGCGAACAAGGTATTCAAGGCGAGCAAGGCGTCCAAGGTATTCAAGGTTGGCAAGGTATTCAAGGTATTCAAGGGACCACTGGCGAAACTGGTTTGCAAGGTCTTCAAGGGCGACGTGGTATTCAGGGTATCCAAGGCTTTCAAGGAATCCAAGGACTTCAAGGAAACCAAGGTATCCAAGGTATTCAGGGTATCCAAGGACTTCAAGGAAACCAAGGTGTCCAGGGGATGCAAGGTATTCAAGGTATTCAAGGTATCCAAGGACTTCAAGGAAACCAAGGTGTACAAGGTACAGGCGGTTTAGGTGAGCAAGGTTTACAAGGCACTAATGGTGAGCAAGGCATTCAAGGTACTGCCGGGTACGGAAATCAAGGTTTACAAGGTATTCAAGGCAACTTAGGATTCCAAGGTATTCAAGGTACTCAAGGCGCACAAGGTAACCAAGGTTTTCAAGGACCGCAGGGTATTCAAGGTGAACAGGGTGTACAGGGTGTTCAAGGCGACTTTGGATTCCAAGGTACAACTGGCGTAGGCTTTCAAGGGACGGTTGGACAACAAGGTATTCAAGGTATTCAAGGACTTCAAGGAAGTCAAGGTGTACAAGGTACTCAAGGCGTCCAAGGCATTATGGGAGAGCAAGGACTTCAAGGTTCTCAAGGACTCCAAGGTGCGTTCGGCCCTGCTTTAAATATTATTGGAGCAGTAGGCGATGTTAACGTAAATCCACCTAACAATCCAAACACATTATTAAATGCACAATTCCCGTCAGCTGGTGTTGGTGAAACTGTTATTGACGAAGCGTCAAACGATTTGTGGGCATATACTGGCAATAATGTTTGGATAAATGTTGGTCCTGTAAGAGGGGTACAGGGTTTCCAAGGTATGCAAGGTGTTCAAGGCGTACAAGGCGTGCAAGGTATGCAAGGTACCCAGGCTCCTCAAGGTATTCAAGGTAATTTGGGTACACAAGGATCCCAAGGTACTCAGGGTATCCAAGGCGTCCAAGGTATTCAAGGTATCCAAGGTGTACAAGGTATACAGGGCGAGCAGGGTGTTCAAGGACTTCAAGGATCTCCTATACAAGGTATGCAAGGTCGTCAAGGTATCCAAGGTTTCGATGGCATCCAAGGTATTCAGGGCGAACAAGGTATTCAGGGTATTCAAGGCGAGCAAGGCGTACAAGGCGTACAAGGCATGCAGGGTATCCAAGGTACTCAAGGTATTCAAGGTGGAGGCGGACACCAAGGATTGCAAGGCAGCCAAGGCCTTCAAGGTATTCAGGGCATTCAAGGCAAAACTGGTGATCCATTTAGAATAATAGGATCTATCGAAGACGTTAATGTTAACTTCCCGGCGCGCACTCCTGAAGAAATAATAAGAGAAGCATTCGGCCCGACACTCGATGGGCAACCTCCAACTGAAAGACCTTCTATAGCGGGGCCGGATCTTTCAGACGGTATTATTGATCGCCAGCTAAACGAATTTTGGTTGTGGGACGGTAATGAATGGATAAACACCGGAGACATAGTTGGTCCGCAGGGTATCCAAGGCACTGCCAATCAAGGCCGGCAAGGTATCCAAGGTACTCAAGGTGTGCAAGGTATCCAAGGCCGTCAAGGTATCCAAGGTATACAGGGCGAGCAAGGTTTACAAGGTACTGCAATACAAGGATCGCAAGGTTTTCAAGGCATTATTGGAAATCGTGGATTTCAAGGTTTTCAAGGTATTCAAGGTATACAGGGTACTGCGATTCAAGGTACACAAGGTATGCAAGGTATCCAAGGTCGTCAAGGTATCCAAGGTAATACCGGTAACCCGTTTAGAATACTTGGGACCGTGGCAGACGTAAATCAGGCTCCAACATTTGATCCACAAGTAATATTAGAAACTGCATTTGATTATGCAGTTCCAGGTGATGCTGCTATAGATGAATTAACAAATGACTTGTGGACTTTTACTCCTGACGACGGTGGAGAATGGATAAATGTAGGAAACATTGTTGGCCCACAGGGTATTCAAGGAATCCAAGGTATTCAAGGTATTCAAGGTATTCAGGGTGTGCAGGGTAATGCGGGCGAACAGGGTGTCCAAGGTATTCAAGGATCGTACGGCCGGCAGGGTATCCAAGGTACTGGAAATGAAGGTTCTCAAGGTGTCCAAGGTACAACTGGCGCGCAGGGTGTACAAGGTTTACGTGGACCCGGCCAAGGTGTCCAAGGTATACAAGGTACTGCCACACAAGGTATACAAGGTATACAAGGTACTCGTGGCGTGCAAGGTAGACAAGGTATTCAAGGACGCCAAGGTTTACAGGGCATTCAAGGTCGTCAAGGTATTCAAGGTTTACAAGGTAGCCAGGGTGTACAAGGTGTTCAAGGTCTACAAGGTACTCAAGGTCGTCAGGGTATTCAGGGTATTCAGGGTATTCAAGGTGTGCAGGGTATCCAAGGTATTCAAGGTTTACAAGGTATCCAAGGTATTCAGGGTCGTCAGGGTATTCAGGGTATTCAAGGTATGCAAGGCCGACAAGGCCGGCAAGGTATCCAAGGTCGTCAAGGTACACAAGGTACACAAGGTGCCCAAGGTACACAGGGTATCCAAGGTCGCCAAGGTACTACTGGTGCCCAAGGTATGCAAGGTAGTCGTGGTGATACTGGATACCAAGGTATGCAAGGACGGAGAGGTATTACTGGAGCTCAAGGTGTACGTGGCTGGCAAGGCGTTATGGGCCGGCAAGGTTTTCAAGGTATCCGCGGGTTCACCGGTGCTGGTACTCAGGGTACGCAAGGTATCCAAGGTACCCAGGCTTCTCAAGGTACTCAAGGTCACCAAGGTACTCAAGGTATTCAAGGACTTACTGGCCAAGGTCTCCAAGGTCAGGCTGGGTCAACACAAGGTGCTCAAGGTAATCAAGGTATTGCTGGCGAAGGTGGGGGAAATCCGTTACCTATAGGTCAAGAAGGTGAAGTATTATATAATACTCAAGATAATACGAACAAGGCTAAGTTTGACGATCTAGTTAACATAGAACCAATTATTGTAACTGCAGCAGACCAAGTGCCTGCTTACTTTACTGAACCAGGGCCTGCGCCACCGTCTAGCCAGGAGATCTTTAATAATTGGTATAGGTTCTCACACAATTCAGGAACCAATTACCCAGCAAATGCGTCAGACGTTACCGCATCGCAATGGCAGTTTGACGCCGTAAACAATGAAATCGTTGGGTTAAACAACACTGGCACTGCCGTTGGTTTTGTTTCGGATCTTAAGTATTCATACTACACCTTAACATCCACTTTAAGAAGTGGCCAATACGACAACGATACGATTGGCATTGTTCTTGCATTCACGACAGAAGGGACTCCTGGACAGCCAGATTACAGGGAACATACACTAACAGCATTCAGAACTGGTGGTGGTACTGAAGGCGGGCGCACATGGGGTGTTACATATAATGCTCAACCCGGCGTATCTGTCATTATTGCTAACGGTTCCACTGCGGTACCTGCTACTGGCCTATGGGTCCAGCTTGGTTCTACGGTCGTCGACGTGGATCGACAAGGTGATACAATAATTGTAAAGACTTCTCCGTTTGGTAGCGCAACATTGAGCGCAGCTTCAACTCTCACTATTGATTTAACGGATGCAACATTCGTTGACGGTAACGGTGATCCAATTCTAGAAAGGTTTAGAGGTCCTCAAGCTTACGGTTACATGGCTTATAGCCAAGGGGATGCGAGATTTAGTGGTGATTTTGGTGGTGTTTCATCCACAGACAATGTTGTTTATGATGTTATATCTGGTAAAGTTTATGGCTCACAAGTAAGCCCGCCGTATTATAAAGAGTTAGTGGGAGCTGCATCGTTTAATGACATTGCAGAACCTGGCAGATTTTACAATAACCCAGACACTCGAATTACTACTTGGAGATCATCCTTTGATAACAATAATTACCTGATAGGAGGAAGTGGCGGTGGTAGCGGTGACGGCTTGCAAGGCGCAACCGGCGCGACTGGTGCACAAGGGTTTCAAGGCATTCAAGGTATTCAGGGCGGATCCGCTGAGCCGGCTGGGTTAGAATGCGTAGACTGCGACTATGATGAGCCGACTGATACGAATAACAGTGTAGCAATACACTCAAAGCAGTCAATGTACCTATTCATCGATGATAATAACAACGCAGGAGAAGATTCAAATTACTTTGGTTTCTATAATAACCTTGATCCATACTCAGATACAGTGAATAGAAATAATACTATCTTTAGAATAGACGAGGATGGTTCAGTTAGAACATCAAACGCTATATACGCAACAACTGATGGAATAATATTTCCAACCGATGCTTACGGTGGGAGCGGAGACACAGCTTCAATTTACTTAGCTGAAGCAACAGGTGGAGGAGGTGAAGCTACCCAGCTTACGCTTAAAGTAACAAACGACGCCAATGATGAAATCTACATGAAAGTGCCGGACGATGACGGTGTTAAGATTAATGGGTATACCGTATGGCACGAAGGAAACCACGATTGCGGTAATGACGCCGCGGCCAATACTGGTGGCGAGGCGCTAGCTTCGAGGGATGGGATAGCAAATATTACATCTACTCTGTCAGACGGCGAAACTGAAAACCTTGACCTTGATGGCTATTACGGTTATGCCATCTATACGATCAAAACTAATAGAGCAGCCTGGGTCAGATTATATATCAATGACGCGAGCAGAACTGCAGACGCAAGTAGGAATGAATTTACAGATCCTGATCCGGATGCAGGCGTAATTTTAGAAGTTATAACGGCCGGCGAGGAAACGGTTGTTATCGCGCCAGCGGTCTTTGGTTTCAATGGTGAAGATCCTCCAACAACGACTATGCCAATGGCTGTTACGAATAAATCTGGCGAGTCTGGTACTGTTCGAGTAGAAGTTAATGCCGTAAAACTGGAAGGAGGAGCAGGCGAGCCAAGTATTGAAGAAGGTGGTCTCGGAAAGAGAACAGACCTTGTTGCCCAGACGGCAACTCTATCTGACGGGGCGATTGAACTCGTAGACTTGGATGGTTATAAAGGTTACGGTGTTTATGCTATTAAAACTAATAGAGCAGCCTGGGTTACATTATATGCCGATGGCGCAAGTAGAACCGCGGACGCGAGCAGAAATGAATTTACTGACCCAGAACCAGATGCAGGCGTAATTTTAGAAGTTATAACAAATACCAGTGAAACTGTTGTAATTACACCCGCGGTCATCGGGCACAACAGGGAAGAACCGCCGACAACAAACATACCAATGAGAGTTAAAAATATCTCTGGCGAGTCTGGTACAGTACAAGTAACAATAACTGCACTTCAGTTGGAGGGATAGTATAATGCTTAACGAATGGATCGTTACTCTTTATAATCGTGAAGATCTAGACGATTTTTACGAAGATATGCAAACGCCGGGTGGAAATTTATATATTCCGGACAGAGCTGTTGATGTTGCCAAACAAAGACCTATAAGCAGAAATACTCATTATATGCTTACTGATGAAGAAGCAATGTTAGTAAAGAGCGATGAAAGGGTTTGGGATGTATTACTTGCCGAACTTGTACGTAACTCGTTTCAACCTCTCGGTTATAAAATTGACGAAGGTATTTTTTCTAAAAATTATCTTTCATCGGGCCCGACATTTGCCGAAACCGATTTAAACTGGGGTCTTTTACGACAAACAAGAAACGCACAGATACCAGAATGGGGTTTCAATAGCTTTGAGTTTGATCCTACAAACGATTTGGCAAAGTCTGAAATTAATGCTAATGCAAATAATGTTATAATAACAGCTTCTGGGAGAAACGTTGACGTTGTAATTGTCGACACGCATTTTCCTCATGATCACCCAGAG